ATCATTAAGAACAAAATAACTACTCATCTATTTCTTAAAATCCCAAAACGAAACTATAGAATACCTAGTGCCTGAGGTGATCTCTGTGACTCCGTGAATATTCTCTACCCCTCCGCTAAAGATGTACATTGATCCAGCATTGGGGTGAATGCTTATGTCATGCTCTGGGAAAAAAAGATCCCCACCCTGATAGTCACTATTAAAGTATATAATTCCTACATACTTTAGGTTGTCAAAACCGTCAGTGGGGTTTCCGTCAAAGTCTGAGTTGTCTGAATGAGGATTTGCAGAAGAGCCCACCTCCCACTTCTGAGCGTGTATGGAAGATGGGGAAACATCCTTGCCGTAGACTGCAATGATTGCTTCCTCTAGCTTTTGATTTATGTCCTGAAAAACAGTATCAGTTAGTCCAAACTCTGAAGGCAAGACATGCCCAGGCTGTACTGGGGCACCGTGTGAACCGTTAAAAGCAGTCTCTCCCCATCGGTCTTCTTTTTTAAAGTATTCAACAATAGCTTGTGCCATTTCTGCACTTACAAAATTTTTAATTTCTACAATACGGTTTCTGTCTACGCCCAGCTGCCCTTTTCCGTCTACAATAGGTTCATCTTTAAAAAATGTAAAATCTGTGTACGATAGCTTATCTAGTTTAATCACTTGGGAGCTCTCTTCCTGGGTCGTCTAGCGATACTGCTTTCTTCTTAAATCCTGCGTTATATGTTCTACGCTTTTCCAGCCACTCCCACAAGTCTTTGCCATACTCGTCTATTCCATCTTGGTATTCTTGTGACCCCTGGTACTCATAAGAATTAAAGAAGCTGACAAAATACTTGTCTCCTCCCCAAACCCTGTTCACACAATGAAAGTAGTATCCGTTCTCAGACAAGTGGTCTGGGTTCCCTGCGGGAAAAACCACCACGTCCCCAGCTTCTGGGGTATAGACCGCCCGACCACTAATATATGGCTCATCTGGGCTAAACTGCTCAGATCTTTTATAGTATGGCCTAGCTAGTCTAGGCTCTATGTTATAGACCACCTCTCCTCCCAAATAATTATCATTGAGATACATTGTGGTAGTTGTTATAGACTTTTTCCCTGGATTGTCTTTGAGGGAAAAAGGAAAGTCTGTGTGGTAATTCATATTAAACTCTGGAGTATTTGGTGTTGGTGCTGGAAGTGTGTGGTCATACTTATAAAAGCAAGGCCCGTCAGGAAAGGTCTCTGTGTTGTCTACCCCATACTCTTTTGAGTAATGCTCTAGGCTTTCATAGTACGCCTCATACATCTCTATGAGTAAGGACTCTTCGTAGGTTGCCNCTCTGCCGTTAAAAAAATCACATCCTGGGGTGTAACCATTTAGTCCTCTAGGAGACATAGCTCCTAAGTCATTCCACTTGTACCAATGATTAAACACCTTATACTTATTGGGATTAGCCTCAGAATCTCTAAGGAGCTCCTCGATTTCACTTACCCTGGGTAGCATATTCTTGTACACCCTGACCATGGGTGCACCAGGAAGATCATAGTACTCTAGATCTGACATTAGTAAAGTCCGCATTCCTTTTCACTAGCAACAGTTCTTGTTTTCAAGATCTGAAGCTCTTCATGAGTTTTGACTCTGGCCTTAATTCTTTCAGTCTCCATCTTTTCCCAGGCTTCTTCTCCATACTTTTCTTGTCCAGCAAGCCACTCGGGGGTTCCTTCAAATGGTATGAGATAGTATGATCTAATAAAGTATTTGTTGGAAGGATTCTTTTCTGACTTCCAAGTTCTGCTTACCCCATGAAAATATGTGCTCTCTTCGGACAGTATGTCTGGATGCCCCGAAGGAAATACCAACACATCGCCAGCACTGGGCTTGTAAATCTTAATTTCTGATGCTGGCAATGGGATTTCTCCAAATGAATCTGCAGCACTGCCACTAAGGTTAAACCACATCTCCCCGCCCTCATAGTCATCGTTAAGATACATAGTGCAAGTAATTGCAAACTTATCTCCTGGCTCGTCACCTCGGATGTAGTCGTAGTCAGTGTGATACTTCATGCTAAGGTAGTCGATACCACAGTGGTCCATCTCTGAATCGTATTTACAAATAGATGGGCCCATTGTCGTCCAGTCATCCCCCTTGGTTACATTGTTGTATCTCATGTAGTGCTGGGTAGCAGCTGCAAAAGCATTGTCTAGCTCTCTTACGATTACCTCTTCTGCAGCCTTTTTCTCTTCGTCAACAAGATCTTCGTAAATTGGGTTAAAGCTAATACCGCCAATGGTCTCCCCGAAGACATGCCACTTGTCCCACATGTTAAAATAATAGGAAGCTGCCCTGTCTTGTCCTGACTCTTTAAGAATTTGTACGAGCTTTTCTGCACTTGGTAATAGATTTTTATATACATGAACTCTTGGGTAGAACTCTTCAAACTCTACTGCATCCAGAAACTCTGACTCAACTAGCCCCTGGCCCCAGCCAGTTCCACCCCTAATTATATTTGGCATCAAACTCTCCCAATTCTGTAATTGTCCAGAAGAATGGAACAGTATACCTTTCTCCAGAAGTAATTTCTGTAATACCGTGAATGTAATTCATGTCTCCTGGGAAAAAGTATGCAGCACCTACTTTGGGCTTAAACTGGATGTCCTGGTTAGGAAAGAATAGCTCTCCCCCCTCATACTCATCATTTATGTAAAATAGACCTGCCAGATCGTACCAAGGAAAGGCATTGGGCTTTCCCGCATCGTCCCCCAAGTGCAGCTCTTTGTCTGCATGCGGGTTCTGCAAAGTTCCTGGGGTCCACCGAACTAGAGCTGGCTTAGTAGGAAAAGCTGTTACGTTAAAAAACTTTTCAACGATTGGCTTAAACCTAGCAACTGCATTAGATATTACAGTAATAACTTCTGGGTTTGCATCTACAAGAGTGTTCCAAGTGGCCACTCTGTCTTTCCAATAAGAAGCATCATAAATCTGAACGCCCTCATCATTGTACTGATCCTCAGTATAGTCCCAGTGAGTGTTAGTCTTCATAAAGTTATTGAGATATGTAATCTCTTCTGGAGTTAAAAAATCTTCAATTTCTACAATATTGTCTGCAGAATTTCCAAAGTACCCAGAGGGGGTGATAGATTCTGGATCTGCTCCCCTGTAAAATGGACTATCATATAAAGCTTCTCCGCTGTGGGACTCTTGTTCTCGTCTAATCATAGAACTATTTTATCATAAACTTATTTATATTGTCGTCGTTCCCAAACCTCATTAAGATAAACCCCGCCTTTGGGAGTTCTGTACTTATTAATGTTTTCCATATTATCGTTATATATTTTCATCTGATCTGGGTACTCATACTCAGACTTCCAGTCTTCTCTCTTAAATGGAATGATTTGCAAAAATGGGGTCCCCTTAGGTAGAATGCCTTGAAAGTCTTTAGCAATAAAGAATGGGACTGTCCCAAACAGATTCACTGTATCGCTATCAATGATCCCACTAGTCGTTTCAAATGGTAGCTCGTATCTGTTCATAGGCTGGATATACATTGCACTGTACCCCTTTGGCAGCTTTACCGCCCATTCTCCGTACCAAGCAAAGTGAAACTGATCATATCCCCAAGGAACCTGGAACCCTGGCATTGGAGGTCTTTCTTGAACAAAGTTTGGAAATCTTTGATCTGTAATTTGAACGTGGGGAATGCCCTGATCATCTCTCGTAAAGACAAGGTCGCAGGGAGTTTTAAATGCATAGCCACTATCCATCCCGTCATATACAACAGGGCAAGACTTCCAGCTATGAATATTATTTCCTTGCTGATCCTTATAATTCTGACCGCTAGGGTCTTTGTAGTACCTGTCGGCTTTACGATACCAGTCTGGTATAGTTTTTCCAATTGGACCTGGGTCAGTTACGTTATCGTCTGGAGTTACTGCGTAAGAATCTGCAATAAAAGTAATCTTATTAAAACTCATATTTTACTCCCATAATAATTTTTTTAGCTTCGTGGTCACCCATCGGCTTTCCTTCGTGGTCTACTGCATCTCTATAAAAGTGAGTCCATTCTCCAGCCATGTTGAGCTCTTGGCTCTTGTCTCCACGCATACGCATTCTATTTTTCCAAGCGTTATCTTCGTAAGGGGGTCTTTGATTATATACGGAAACATCATACTCTTGCAACTCTGTCAAGTTAATGGGCACAATAGCAGCTATAGGCGTTCCTGCGGGGATAGTGATTTCAATGTCAGGCTCGGTGATCATCCAAGCAATTGGAATTTCTCCTTGCAAAGCGGACGGGCTAATGATTGTTGTCATGCACTGAGCACCCCTAATAAACTGATTAGGTACTGGCATAGTTAGCAGAGAGGTTGTCTCGGGGAAGTCAAATACTAAATCAGTGAAGAAGCTAATTGTTCTATTGCCTCTTCCTGGGTGTGTGTACCTTTCACCCTGCAAAACTTTAACGTGCTTGTCTGTTGAGTCATTAATCCCATCCCACACAAATGTAATGTCTTCTGAGTAGGAAATACCCCATCCGAGCCTGTTGGATAGGGACACAGGGAAGCACTGATATGCATGCCTGTCGAAAGTATCATTCATCCAGTCTCTCTGCATTGGAAGCTGATCCAGCTTTCCATATTCATTGCTGCCAGTGTAAACATTTACCTTTTTCATTAGACTCCATACTCATTGTAGAATTTGGGGTCGTGGAACTTTTCTGAATAGTCAAGCATGGTCACAATGGAGTACTTAGTTCCACTATGCACTGGCATGGCCCTGTGCGGGTACATAAAGTTAGAGGGGAATACGAACAAGTCTCCAGCCTTGGGCTTAATGTTTACGTCCTGCATTCTGAAAGCAATCTCTCCGCCCTCGTAGTCATCGTTTACGTATCCAACCATAGACACCACACAGTTATAGCTAAATCCGTGATCTGTGTGCTCTTGGAAGTGCTGCCCTGGGCCATACTTAACAAAGTTTAAAGCTTCCCAATAACGCAACTCTCCTACGTTGTGACGCTTTGTATAATCCTTTACGGCCTGAAGCTTTCTAAAGTGAACATCAGACCAAAGGGACTGAAGCTTGAGAGAGGCCTCCGACTGATCATGCTCGATGTCAGTTTTCTTAAACTTTAAGTCAAAGCAGTCTCGGTACTCTGGCATCTTCATGCCATAGCCAACCATTGCCTCAGAGTAGTTGTATTGGTTGGCGTGATCTGAGACTACCTCTTCTAGCCTATCTATGATATTAATTTCCTGTGGCAATGCATCGTGATAGATCGAGATGCCCTGCCCCAAGTCTGTGATTCCGCTCCAGGTCTTTTCCTCGATGTGGTACCATTCTTGCAAACGTTTCTCATGTGACTCAATTGAATTATCCATATATCCCTCTCTAATATATTAGTTTACTTGTGTCTACTGATGTGTAGTCAAAATATTTTCCGCCGCCTCTATTGTTATAGTCTGTCATGACTACGATAGAGTATTTGTCTCCATTAATAATTGGCTCTGATGAGTGCTCATAAATAAATGTTGAAGGAAATACTACCAAG